AGTCCTTTAACACAACACTATCTTACAACTGGTGCTATACTTCCTGAAAAAAAGAAGACTAGGTAGGTCTTCTGACTAATTGGATGGTTCTTCTTTTTACCCGTTTCTTTGAAATTTCGGCCAGCTTCACTGTTGGTCCGTGAGCTATTTCTATATCTTTTGAATTCAATGTTTTGAGAGTGTTTCTAAAATACCTAAAATCACCTTTGAGAAAGATATTGATTGGTATTTTTCTATTGGATTCGTACCACCAAATTTCGCCACACTTCAAATATCTCATTTTATCCTGAGGGTTCATTAGACTGCCGTAATCGTAAAAGCTGATCACATTAGCATCTTCGTTTTGTACGATGCCCACAAACTCCATGTCGCCCTTTCTTATAAGGCTTAAAAATGGGAATTTGTCCCTTAACGTGTTAAAAACTTCATTCATTCTCTGTCCATAAATATTGTTAAATATGTACTATGCAAACAATACAAAGGTATTTAATAAAACAGATGGTAATTGTTTACCAAAGTGGTTATCACGGAAGGAATTCAAAAGTGTACGATAGACGACTAACACTACATAGGGGAGTTACTAACCCTCTTACATTTACGTTCAAAAACGAAGATCAGAAAAAACAGGACGTATCTAGCAAAACAGTGGCAAGCGGCAATTACTACCAATTGGATGTGATAGATACAGAATCAAAGAAAGCAGTAATTACAAAAACACTTAAACCAATCGACGATGGAAGCACAGTATCAAAAAAAGGCCAGGCCATGTGTGAGATATCCGATGGTGATTTATTAGGGTTGGATGCCAAATTTTACAACTATTCTATCAAAGAAATCAAAGAAGACGGTAGTACAATAGTGACTTATACCGATACAAGTTATGTTGCAGGTGGCACTATTGAAGTACTGGACGGAGCATATCCACAGTTTGTGGGCAGTAATGAAACATCAACATTCACAGCCAATAATGGTCCACTACCGAGAACATCTTCTGCCATAGATGCAAGACCTGGAATCAATAACAACAAAGCATTACACACAATACAAGTTTACACAACAAATTTTACCGGCACATTAAGAGTGCAGGGCACAATGGAAAGCGACACAAACACAAACAATTGGTTTGATATTACCTTAGATGGCCAAGCAAAACCAGGTGTCGACTTCAGCAGTTCATCTGCTGTCAACTACTACAACTTCAATGGTGTTTACCAACAAGTAAGATTCAGTTGGGGTAACTCATCTGGTAACACTGGTTCAGTTGACAAAATACTTTATAGACAGTAAAATAGTAGAATATGAACCTGATACAGAATACAATTCTGACTTCGTTGCCTAGCGGTAAAAAGAAAACCCCAAGTGGCTGGATAAGTTTCAATGCACCTTGTTGCATACACAATGGCGAATCACAGGACAAAAAGAAACGTGGCGGAATCATGACAGGTGTGGACGGCGCCCTATCTTATCATTGTTTCAACTGTGGATACAAGACATCATACATAATTGGACGTAGGCTAACACAAAAAATGCGAACCTTAATGGGTTGGCTTGGTATACCTGAGGACACAATTAAAAAATTAGCAATAGAGGCCATGCGTGAAGAAGCATCGGACTTCAAATACGAAAAGAAAAAATTTGTAACATTCCAACACAAGAAACTTCCTAAAAATGCACACAACCTAGAAGTTTGGTTGGAAAAGTATTTTGCAAAGGATTTGACTGCACCACAATGGGAGAAGATAAACGGATTACTAGATTATCTCAGAACCAGAGGTATAGGTCCGGATTGGTATGACTTCATGTATTCGCCAGATCAAACCTGGGACGTAGATAAAAGATTATTGATTCCGTTTTATTGGAGAGGTGATGTTGTTGGGTTTACAGGCAGACTGTTTGATGGATCGGATAAAGTAAAATACTATACTGATGTGCAACCGGGCTATGTATTCAATATGGACGTACAAGATTGGTCAAGAAAGTTTGTGTTGGTAACAGAAGGTCCGTTTGATGCAATTACCGTTTCTGGAGTCAGCATACTTGGCTCAGAGATAAATGATGTACAAAGAGAATTGATTAACAATTTAAATCGACAAGTGATAGTTGTTCCTGATAGAGATGCACCTGGAGAAAAGTTAATTAACCAGGCTATAGAATTTGGATGGTCGGTCGCTTTTCCAGAATGGGAAGATGGAGTTGACGATGTGGCCGATGCTGTGTTAAAATATGGAAGACTATTTACTATACAATCTATACTAAAAAGTACAGAATCAAGTAAACTAAAAATAGATTTAAAGAGAAAGATGTATGGCTGATTATAAAGATCAACAACCTGAAGCAAAAAACTATTCGTTCGATGTACAAAAATTGTATATGGAAATGCTGTTAGCAGATGCTGAATCGTTTGCTAGAGCACAGAATATATTTGAACCAAAAGCATTTGATAGAAAACTGCAACCAATTGCAAAATTTATCAAAGACTATATGGACGAATACAAAGTTATGCCAGAGGTAGATATAGTAAATGCAGAACACGATATTAAACTAAAGACAGCAAAAGATTTAGATCCAGCACACTTCAATTGGTTACTAGACGAGTTTGAAACATTTTGCAGACACAAGGCACTGGAACGTGCAATACTTTCATCTGCAGATATGTTGGAACGAGGAGACTATGCACCAGTGGAAGACATGGTCAAAGAAGCAGTGAACGTTGGACTTACAAGAGATTTAGGAACAGATTATTTTGATGATCCTAAAGCAAGGTTGGAGGCTTTAAAAAACTCCAACGGGCAAATCAGCACAGGTTGGGCCAATTTGGACAAGAAACTGTTTGGTGGATTTAACCGAGGAGAACTAAACATATTTGCAGGTGGATCAGGTGCCGGCAAAAGTTTATTCTTACAGAATCTTGCAGTTAATTGGTCACTGGCTGGTTTGAATACAGTTTACATATCGTTTGAATTGAGTGAACAACTTACAGCCATGAGATTGGATGCCATGATGACTAACATTCCAACCAAGAAAGTTTTTCCGGAAATAGATACTGTGGAAATGAAAGTTAAGATGCTGGCAAAGAAAGCAGGAAATTTACAAATCAAATACTTGCCAAGTGGCAGTAATGTATTAGATGTTAGAACATATCTTAAAGAACTAGAACTGAAAACAAAAAAGAAAGTAGATTGTATATTGATAGACTATCTGGATCTCATGATGCCAAAATCAAAAAGAATATCTCCGGCAGATTTGTTTATCAAAGACAAGTATGTTTCAGAAGAACTTAGAAATTTAGTTGTAGAAAAACAATGTATACTTGCAACTGCATCACAGTTGAATAGATCATCTGTAGAAGAAATAGAGTTTGATCATTCTCACATCTCAGGTGGACTATCCAAGATACAGACAGCGGATAATGTGATAGGTATATTCACAAGCCGAGCAATGAAAGAGCGTGGAAGATATCAGATACAGTTCATGAAGACTAGATCAAGTTCGGGGGTAGGACAGAAAGTAGACTTGGAGTTTGATGTTGACAGTTTGAGAATCAGAGACTTGGCAGATGATCCGGAATACAAACAGTTTGACAAACAGAGAAGTACAATATATGATTCACTAAAGCAGACGTCTAAAGTATCAGCATCAGATGGTACACCAAAAGATACCGGACCGAGTGTTCCTGATCCTACAAAAGGAGACACAGTAGGCAAAGTCAAAGCCACAGTAGAGGGTGGCAAACTGAGACAACTTCTAAACGAACTGCACTCAGACGAAGAACAATAACCAAAAAACCATTTCCTATAATATACGCAGATAAATATTCCTGTCCAGAGCTTTATGCGAGAGGCGATAACAGGCAAACATAGGCATGAAAAATAAAGAACTAAACGACATAACAAGGCTATACGATAGATTCATTAGGCATTGTCCAGGCACAGAAGAATACACGCACAGGCTAGCCGAGGAAACTCAAATCATCCTTCAACTACGTTTCGTAGACTACTTCATACAAATATGTGACATCATCGCAATGACCCGAGACATACCACACATGACACGTGGCAGTGCTGGTTCATCGTTGGTCTGTTACCTGCTGGGCATAACAGATGTGGACCCAGTGGAGTGGGACATACCCGTGGCAAGATTCCTCAACCCTAA